AATCCACTGGCAGAACGGAGCCCATCCACTGAATACGACGAGGTTCGACTCGGACTTCGCCGCTCTCTACTGGCCGTGGGTCAAGATCCGCGACACCTTCAACAACGTTGACGTTTGGGTTCCGCCGAGCGGCTCGGTCATGGCGGTGTATGCCAGGAACGACGCCCTTGCGGCTCCTTGGTTCGCTCCTGCGGGCGTGACTAGGGGAATAGTCCCTGGCATAACCGACGTGTTCAGTCGTCCGACTCTGGAAGAGAGGGATTTGATGTACGGCAACAGAAACGCCATCAACCCGATCGTTCAGTACGCGGACTTCCAGGACTTCGTAGTCTGGGGCCAGAAGACTCTCCAGAGAAAGCCCACGGCCCTTGACAGGGTGAACGTGAGAAGGCTGATGTTCGTCATAGAGAAGCGAATCCGTCAGGCCTCAAGGTCACTGCTGTTTGAACCCCACGACGAGATCTTCCGCGAGAAGTTCATTGACATCGCGACAAGAATTCTACGCGAGGTTCAGATAGGAAGAGGACTCACCGCCTTCATAATCAAGGCGGACGAGGAACTCAACACGCCGGACGTCATAGACAGAAATGAGTTCAGGGCTAGGATCGGCGTCCAGCCGACGAGAGCGGTAGAATTTATGTTCCTGGAGTTCAGCATCCACAGGACCGGAAGCTTTGAGGCTGGTTCGGATACCTTCTGATATTGAAAAGTTAGATAAAATAGGAGAAATCAAAAATGCCAATTCAAATGGGTTTGGGCGCAATAGGCGGAGCCAATGTCATACACAAAAGGAAGTTCCGCTGGACGTTCGAGGTCAGGAGAGGGAACGTCGGCGGCAATGTTCCCGCGAGCTTCGTCAAGATGGCCGCACGTCCCAATATCTCCATAGAGGAGACGGAAATCAACTTCCTAAACGGAAAGACCTACATTCCCGGAAAGGGAACTTGGGAGACTATCACGATAACCTATTATGACGTTGCGGGAAGCGACAACATTCCTCTGTGGAGCTGGCTAGCCGACGTGTACAATTTTCTTCCCAACAAAGACGGAGCCCTTCCGCTGACGCAGAACTCAAAGAGGAGCTGCTACACGGGAACGGGAATATGCAACATGTACGACGGTTGCGGAAACGCCCTAGAGGCCTGGACACTGAATGACTGCTGGCCCCAAGCGGTAAACTTCGGGGAGCTTGACTACGCTTCGTCTGAAGAGGCCACGATTGAGGTGACGGTAAGATACGCAAATGCCTCGTACAAGAACCTTTGCGGATCCAACCCGAGTGCCCAGTGTTGCGGTTGCAACTGATATCGGTTATCCGACGATATTCGGATTCAAAACAAAAAGGCCGGCGACTGCGCCGGCCTTTTTTCTTTTGTACTCTAATAGGTTGACAGGAGGATTGAATGGGGCAGCTGATGGGTCTTGGGAAGTTGGGCGGGGACGTGTGCATTATGCGCAAGTTCCGCTGGCTTTTTTTCATAGACGGGGTCTGTGACGACGGCACTAGTGCACTGCCTCCGGACAAGGGGGCGAGGCCGAGCCTTAATTTCAAGGAAATAGAGGCGCAGCATCTGAATGAGACTATATATTTTGCGGGAAAGCCGGACTGGAAGCCGGTCAACTTGACCCTTTTTGACCTCAAGTCCAACACAAACCCCATATTCAAGTGGCTCAAGGAGCAGTATGAACCGTGCGAGGACAAGGGCGACTGGAAGGTTCCGACGCCCGGAGCCTGGAAGAAAACGGGCAGGCTCAAGATGTACGACGGGTGTGGCAATGTGATTGAGGAGTGGGTTTTTGCGAACATATGGCCCAACAATATAGAGTGGGGCGATCTTGACATGTCCAACAACGACTATGTCACGGTAGAGCTAACCTTAAGATACGACAGGGCGTGGGCTGTGGACTGTTCCAACTAGTCCATGTCGTTCTTCAGAAGTTCTCTCATTTCAGCGAGCTTGTCCTCTAGTTGCTTTGATTTCAATTTGAGTTTTCTGCACGCTCCGCTCTTGTTGAGCCTCCCCTTTTTTGTATAAACGCGCGTCTCGTCATCCAGAAGAGCTGTTACTATTTCGCCGTATCCGTTTTCTATGAGTTTTTTTATCAGCTCTTGTCTTTCAAGGTATTCTATATCGTTGCTCATTTAGAATATTATAGACCTTTTGAAATTAAAATCAACATCATGTTACTGATTTTTATCGAACATAAGTTTGCCATTCTTGAAGGAGGAGTTACCTTCGATGAACTGCATGTGATCAAGATATCTTTTCTTTAATTCGTTGTAGTTTCTGGCGGTTCTGTATAGTTGTCTGAAGTGGTTAAGTATGCAGGTTGTCATGTAGTTGAATGCCTTGCCCTTTCTTGAGTCAAATCTGTCTATCTTGTCAAAGCATATCATGACTCCCTCTTGCACCGCATCGTCAGCATCTATCAGATGAAATTTGGCATATCTGACAATGTTCTCGGAAAGCGTGAAGAATGCCGAGGCCAGAGTCCTTTTGCAGTCTTCGTGATCTTGTACGGCGTTCTTTAGGCACTCCTCCTTGATTTTCAGCGCGGTCTTATTTTCCGAGGAGTCTATTTTCCTTGTTTTCTTTCTCAAGATCGTGTCCCTTATTTCTTCTGAAATGAGACCTATCCTGTTGATGTCCTTCTTGGATGACTGGAACTGGTTGATCATCTTCTCAAATATCTTGTTGTTTAGATACTCGTTCATATTTTCCTTTGTTGGTTTTCCAAGACTTTATGCGTTCTTTGGCCTCAAATATAGCCTCTTTGATCCAAGGCTCGGCCTTTTCGTAGTAAACTTTTGAATAGAGCATTCCCAGACTCATGCTTCTGCAGTGGTCTATGTTTTCGTCCTTGTTCCTCTGAAAATTGCTCTCCGATCCGATTATCTTTGTTCTCACTCCGTGCTGCCTGAGGATCATGTTTCCGAGTATCTCCGTGTCGGGCCAATTAGGCCTTTCGGGAGATGGTTCGTGACTCTCTAGTCCGTACATGGAGGCGAGCCTTCTCATGCTCCATCCGAAGCCTATCCTGTCCAGTGTTCTTATGTGGTACATGCTTGCCGTGTGCGATATCATGCCTCGCCAGTCGTCATGCGATCTGGGACTCATTTCATAGCCGACGACCGGAAATTTTCCGTCTTGATCTCCGCAGACGGAAAGCAGGTCTTCGATAAAATCCCTTCGCCTCAAAAACACATCGGAGTGAGTGGCGAACATGTACTCCGTCCTGCACAGGCTTTGGGCAAGATCCATAGCCATGCACACGGAATCGGAAGGGTGCCTCGATCCATTCAGTCTTATGCAGTGAACCTCCAGATCAGAATCGTGCATGGACAATATTTCACGCAGATTCTCCTGCTCGCTTCCGGTGTCTATGACAAGTATATATGGTCTTACAGTCTGCATTCTTAATATTTCCACGCAGACAGAAAGGGACTCTACGGTGTCTATGACTGGTATTACGGCCGTGACTTCGTATTCCCAAGGCTTTTTTGGGCAATTTCCTTTCCAAGGCTCTCTATTTACATCTAGGTTTCTGAGTGGAGCCAAATTGTGGGGCATAAATTAAATCCTAAAGTCATTTCAGCACACTATATTAGTTACAAGAGGCGAATTTGCAGGAGAAAACATGGAAAACAAACCTGAATACAGACATGCCAAAATAACAGTTGACGGAAGGTGCCTTGATCTTCTGCTCACAGAAGACGAGATAGCGACCTGTTTTGAGCGATGCCTTGTGGAATCAAACCAGAAGTTCATAGACAAGAACGACTGTTGCGAGTGCTGGCCCGCGGCTCAGCCTCCGGACTGTCCTTTCTGGAGGAAGATTCTCGGGGCGTGCAGGGAATGCGACCAGTAGACGACTGTCTTTCCTCGTTGCTTTCTATAATCGAAAACCCCTCGGCTGAAGGCGGTTACTTCAGGCTTCAGAAGTGCTACGAATCCCGCGGAATGCGTGAGGAGGCAGAGTCAATAGCACTTCTTATTGCCGAGAAATTCAATGCCGACAGTTCAAATACTGCTGAGAAATAACAAGGGGACGATAAAAAGAACTCTGGAATCGGTTTCCGGAATGGGGAGGATCGTAGTAGGAAACCTCGGTTCTACGGATGGAAGTCTAGAAATTTGTTCCTCCTACGGAGCCGAAATAGTAGATGTGCGGGATAAATCAGACTTTTCCTCAATAAGAAACGGAATTGCAGGAGAAGGCCTCAACTTCTTCATAGAGGCCTGGGAGTTCCTTGCTAGGGGCAAGGAAGAAATAATGTCTGCGGATGGCCTCAAACAGATTTGCGTCATAAGCGGGGGAATAGCCTCCAAGGAGACAAGGGTCTGGCGGGGGAGGAACGGTTTTGTAAACCCCGTATACGAGGTCATCCCCGATCCGTCCGCACAGTACGACCCAAGAATAGTGGTCGTTTCAGGGGAGTCTCCCAACCTAGCGGACGAGAGGAAGGGGCTAGTAAAGAAATGGCTGGAGTCGAGGCCCACTTCTTGCGAGCCGTACTACTACATGGCCTGCTCGTGCCTCTGCGAGAGGAGCTATGATGAATTCTTCTTCTATGCGACGAAATATCTCGCCATGGAAAGGAACCACGGCGTGGAATCAGTGCTTCTTTGCTACTACATGGCCCAAATAGAACTGCACACGGGACGGCTAGGGCAGGCGTCGGGACACATACTCTTCTGCCTTTCGGTTCGGCCCATGATGGCGGAGTTCTGGTGTCTTCTGGGGGATATGTTCTACAAGCAGAACAAGTTTGGCAAGGCAAGATCAATGTACGAAAATGCCATAATAATAGGCAAATCAAGAAAGAACAATGATCCATATCCGGTGGAGATATCCAAATACAAGGAATATCCGGAGAGGATGATAGGGAGCATAGACGAAATATCCGCGGACATGGCCAAAAGGATGGAAAAAGCCATGGCAAAGGAGTAAATATATTGTAGCAAGGAGGTCCGATTGGCCAAGTTTAAGGTGGCTATCAGATATAAAGAAGGCTGCTGCGAGGAGATCGTGGAGATAGAGGCCGATTCCGCAGAGAAGGCAAGGAAGAGATGTTCAGAGATGATGGAAGAGAACAGAATCGCCGTAGAAAAGTCCGCGAAGAACGGGATATACATCAGCAAATCAATAGCGGAATGCAGACTGCACAACCTGTACTGGAGGGACGAGCTTATCCAGTGCATGAATCTGAATTTGAATTCAGAAAATGAAGTCTAGTTCGTTCACAACGACGGTCACCTGATCTTCCCAC